TCGCGCCGTATGCGTACTGCATCATATCCGTTATTTTTACGAGCAGTTTCAGCTCGTTGGTAGCGTCGGCCATGATATATACCCCCTTCGGAGCAGGATTATAACCGAAAAAACCGCAAATGTCCGTTTTTTGTAATATTATTACGGCATAGGTAATTTTGGCAAAAAATTTTTTAGGGGCTCCGCTATCGCGGAGCCCCACAGGACACAGTTACGCAGTGGGCAGTTTGACAAAAGCGGAGCGGAAGCCGATGGCCGTGCCCGAGGCCGAGCGGGCGCTGTTGCCGCCGAACGACGCGAAACCGCAGGAGGTGCTGCTGGAGATGCCGCCACGGCAGAAGGAGCGCTCCGCCTGTGCGTTGTTGAAATAGCACAGATGACCGGAGATAATGCTGCCCGTCTTCGGGGCCATGCCAAGAGCGATCAGCAGAGACTTCGCGGCATCACCGATATTCGCACTGAACGTGATCGCGCTGAAGCTGCAGTTATGCTCACCGGGAGCGCTGTCAGAGATAGACGTATTATAGGTCAGTTTACTGCTTACCCAATCCATCTTCACAGTACCGACAGTCGTGCCAGAACCATCTGGAGTGACCAGTGTACCGTCACTGGCATTGATGGCCATCCACAATGTGGAAGCGGCAGTTTGCGGGTTTTCTCCGTCAGCGGCGTTGTTATTCACCAGGATCTGCAGCTCGCCGTACACGGTACGGATGCCTCCGGTCCACTCCCAGACGTTGCCGCACAAATCAGCGATGCCGGAAGGGGTCTGATCGTGGAACCAGGTCAACGGGCCGGTACCAGTTGCAGTGTGAATAGCATAATGCGTTGAATCAGTAGTGGCGGGGAGCGCTTTATAATTGGATTCAGAGGAATGCTTGCCGTAGTTGTTGTTGCCCAGAGAGATGAATCCATTGTTCTCACACCAGGCAATCAGAGCGCCCCACTCAAAGGCAGTCATCAGATGCCAGCCGGCCCCCTTGTCCGTGCAGGCCTTCAGCGCCGCATCGAAGGTGATGCTCGTTTTCGGATCCTGTCCGGGTAGACTGTAGGCCCGTCCATTCTGGACAATGTTTTGATACTTGCTGATGTAGATCGCATCTACCTCAGCACCATTCACAATAAAGGCCGGGTGGGTCGCAGGACTGGTTCCAAGTCCAAGATCGGCATAAGACATCTTTGGAATCTTCACCATTATGGAAGGCAGTCCCTTATCATCATACAGGATTTCGTTATTGGGGCATACGGCTTTCAGAGCCAGATTGGAAAGATCAAAATTGGCAGCCATGATTCATTTCCTCCTTTACTCAATCGCCCACAGGGACAGGGTGACTTTCTCCATGTCCAGAGGCAGGGGCGTGGGCGGTTCGGGCTCCTGGCCTTCGTCCGCTTCGTGGTACTCATATTCCCTGGCGGGAATATCGATTTCAGCAACATAGGCTCGGCCTGCAGCGGTGCCGATCACCAATTCTCCATCCTGGTCGGAACACACGTCGATATGCACATCCCAATCCTGCTGGCGCTTGGCCAGATTGATGGTCAGATCATCATCAAAGCAGATTTTGGTGCCGGATACCTCATAGGGGATTTTGGGGCCCTGGTTTTTATCTACGATAATCATTGGTTATACCCTCCAATCACAGCATAAGTAACGGTCACGCTGGAAGCGCTGCCCGTAAAAGCCATCTTGAAACCGTTCGTCTGGCGATCCGTTACCTCGATCTCGCCAGGATTCCCGGTTGCGGTGACAGACAGAATCACCACGTCATAATTCGCGTTTTCCAGTGCATGGCTTAAAGCAACGGATTTCTGCGAATTATTGAAGGGGAATTTCAGAGAATTGGTCAGGGCCACGCTACCGGTGATCGCCACCTGGTGCTGTTCCAACTCGACGGCCCGGCCTTCCAGAGCGGTGATACGCGGCTCGGTAACTTCTTCTACGTGCCAGCCGAGCTGCCGCAGCGCATTGACCAGCAGGCCGACAGCAACGTGAGCATCCAGAATACCACCCTCCATGTTATTGAAGTGTGCAGCGTCCTGGGGTGTACCAACTACGTACACTTCGCCGCGTACTTTGGTATGGGAAATCGTGCCGTCGCTGTTGGCAACTTCAGTAAATCGATTTTCATATTGATCGGATTCGTCAACCCATACGGTAATCTGATACAATTTAGCTCACCTCCGTTTCTGTGATATTGAAGTCGAACCATTGGAGCAGATTGGTGGTCGCTGTTTCCAGGACAACGTTTACCACCTTCGTAGCCCACACCTGGTTTTCGGTGTTGATCAGCCGAACCTCAGAGATAGTGCAGGCTGCGCTATGCGCGATCTGGCTTTTTACGCGCACAATGCCAGTGTTGGTGATGACCGTTTCCACAATGGGAGCGTTGTACCAGGCGGATCCCACCCGGTACTGTGCCTTTGCGATCCGGCGCTTGATGTAGTTCCGCAAATCCGTGAATGCGGCTGTCTGGAGCATATATCCTCACCTCCTACATGAGAGAATTGAGCGAAGTCCCACACGGACGCGCTGCATAGGAAGATTCCGAAGCGGAAACCCCAACGTATAAGCCGTTCGCGTCAGCGTTTCCGTGTGTGGCAATATTGGGATGTGTACCAGCTGTGGCCTGGCCTGTCAAAGGAGGATTGTAGGTGTGCCCCTCATTATCCGATTCAACGATCACATTGGATACGGAACGCACACCGTGAGTGGCGATGCTTGGCCATAAACCGGCTGTCATTTGGCCTGTTACAGGAGATTGATATTTCGAGGAATGCGGCTCGGTTTCAACCACAATCTGTTCGTTGGATTTATTGCCGTGGGTGGCCCACCGGGGCTTTGTGCCGCTGGAATCCACATGATATTTGTGGGATTCCTTGCTCGTTTGAATCACGATGCCGAAGGTGACACGCACAATAGGGAGATCGCCCTCCAGATGAGCGCGGACCGGCTTATAAAAATGAATCACGTCCAGGGCACTGTTTACCATGATCGGTTCTTCTGCCGATTGCGCTTCCAGGATAACGCGGAAGAAATAGGGATCGCCGCCGTACTCAAACCACTCCTCCACGGAGGAAGGAGGCCAGACGTCAGTGAGCGCTTTTTCGACAGCCGCCACAGTGCCCATATGCTGGTGCACAAAAATAGCATCCTTGATCAAAGCACGCTTTGCCCGGATGCCATAGTCGTATTTATACCAATCCACTTTGAAATCCTTAGCCAGGATATCCAGCAGATCTTCCGGCATATCATCAATGTGCGGATAGAGGTTGGGAATGCCAACTTTCTGCCATAGTGCCGCCAATGCGGTGGCTGCGGCTTCGCCCAGGTCATGCATACCCTGATCGTTGGATAACGGGGAGGGCAGCACTTGCATGAGCGTATCCTTTGTGATGGCGTTACTCATTCTCATAGCCCCCATTCGTTATGGAGATGGTATTGATCTGCGCCAGCTGAGGAACAGAAAGAGCCAGGGTAGAAATATCAGTGCCATCCCGGAGAACGGTGAATTCGGGAGACACAACCTCCACCCGTTTCACGCCATTCACAGCCATGATCATTCTGATCAGCGTGGATGGGTTGATATCGCGGCCCAGCTTCCCCGCCTGCCAGGAAACGAAATTATTCACAGCGTCGTTGACGGCGCTGGCGATGTCGGAAGCGCTGCTGGTGGCGTTATTGGCGATATAGAATGTGATATCGATATCATAAGACACGGTATCAGGATCGCTGACCAGAACCAGATCGGTCATAGGACGGTGTTCCTTTGCGCTGCACGCGGCATACACCAGATTCTTGATCTCCGTCCCGGCAGCTGCGCCGGTATTCATCAGCACATAGATACGCACTTCGCCTGGCGTGGGAGAATTGACAAGCACGTCCTCAATATCCGTCGATACGCTTTTGGCAAAGTACATATAAGCGTCTTCCGCACCCGCACAGGAATAGGCCGCTAAGCTGGCCACCATGAGCGCATAATACTCTTCATCGGTAGCGGTATCGGAGCCGCCATCAGATTCATCCACGTTGGCGCAGGAGGCATAATACGGAAACACGTCCACGCACTTGGTGATTTCCCCGATGGCGTAACCATTGCCTATCACGCCCACGGTGTCACAGGTGCAATGCACGATCACGGTAGTTTCTCCGATAGGAATAAAGGCATCTTCATCGGTGAAAAAGTTCACCGCGCCATCATCCGTGGTTACCCGCGTTCCAGCAGGCACCAGCACAACGGAAGTCTGTTCGGTGGATATGGTGAATTCCATCTGTACACCGGCAGCTGTGGCTTGAGGGCGCGTGCTGGCATAAAACAATTCGCCCAGAGCATCCAGGTTCTGCCCTTCCGCTCTGGACGGGATATTTTGGTTTCCGGCTATGTTAATGCTGGCGTATGCCTGGACCAGCATGGCGGTAACCCATTTAATGAACAGTTTTTCCGGGGATGCGTTCCGCACGCCCTGGCCCGTGATCGCCGTATATGCCTGGGTAACACTTTCCTCAATGGCGGTGGAACTTTCCGAAACAAATTGATAATCACTTCCGGCCCTACTCACTGATCGTCACCTCCACATTCGGGATCAAATGGCCCGGTTCATTCACATCCACATCAAAAGTAACGCGGGTTACCTGGGCGCGAGGCTCAAACTCGTTAATTGCTTCCACAATGGCAGAAACAAACGCGCTTTGAGCTACGTTGATGGGCCGATGCAGATATTCATTTTTTACGCCGAACTCCCGGTAGCATGGCACCGAGCAATAAGGCGTTTGCAGGATACAATAGACATTCTGAATCACTTCTTCCACCAGGGAGGAAGGAAAGAAAGTCAGCTTGATTTCTTCCTTAGGATTGATGGTTACCGTCATACGCCCTCACCCGCTTCCAGAAGGGTTATTTTCGCCTTTGCGGAAATCAATGCGCCGTCCTTATAGATCAAGTCAAAGGACCGGGACAAGCCGCTTACAAGCCATTTCCCATAAACGTCTGTGCCCAGCACCAGGGGATAAGCAATGCCGGATTTGAGCATTCCGGCGAACTTGTCCATTTGCGCTTTTGGGGTTACGCCGAGGAAAGCAGAAAACACCACGTCAAAGGTGATCTGGTCGCTATTGCGGCCTACGTATTCCGGCACAGCTTTCCCGCCGTGCACCTGGTGCTGACCGTAATTGGCGGTGCCGGACCAGGAGAAATTATTGAAGGTTGCAACCACATCAGGGGAAACTTCAAAGGTGACCGTTCCCAAAGTGCCGACAATCATCCAATCACCCCCAATACGTAACCGGCGCTGTTGAAGCCGTACTCATATACAACAAGCACCTGGACGCCCTTCTTCGGCAGCCAGGTGCTATCGCTGTATGAAATATAGACAGGGTGTGTATGGCCGTCCGCTGAACCTGTTTCCGCGTCCACATGGAAGGGGGCAAACTTGGCCACCCCCTCAAAAGGCCGCTGGGGAACGAATAGCCAATCCGAAACCATGTTGGAAAGATCGGGAAAGTACACGCGTACTTTCTTTTTCTCTTCATCCACAGCCGACACGATCCCGCGCCGGAAAAGCGTTCTTTCATCGGCCATTCAAATTCCCCCTTTCTATTTCTTCGTCAAGCCGCCCGTGGATACATACTCCATGCTGCCATCCGGGAACTGTACCAGCGTTTTACTGCCGGACGTGGATCCCAACAGCTTGACTTCCTGCCCGCCATAGGACCAGGTGGGCGTTTGCGATTTCGCTTTAGAATCATTTTTGAAAGCGCCGCTCTCCGGTTTTGCAGTAGACACGGAATTGCCGGATCCTGAGAAGGTGCCTTCATCCACCCATCCCCACACGTTACAATCACCATCCACATCGTTGAGGTATTT